ACGTACAGGGCGACGATCAGGATGCAGACCACGAACTCGGCCAGCATGGCAATCGTGATCGCGACGGTGAAATAGGCGTGAGAGTTGAGCGTGGTCATTTCGGTTCCCCTTGTTCGATCCAACACAGCCTTTCTAGCGCAGTTCGCCAAATCAGTCAAGCGGAGATTGACGGACAGGTTGTCGCACCAATCAGAAATCGTCCGGCCGGGCGGTTCGCGCCCTGTAGCGCCGATACGCCATCTCATGTCGCCGGACGAGCCGATTGCAGTGTTCCTCGCGCGCCTTGTCGAGATCGAGCTTGGCTTTCGCCGCCCAACGCCACACCGTCGCGCGATCAAGCCCATATCGGGACGCAAGCTCGGACACGTTCATTTGCCCTGTCCGCAGGAAATGCAGCACGCTGCGCTTAACTCTCGACTGTGGTTTCATGCAACAATCCGTTGCACGACCCTCAGCCGTGTCAATCCCTAATCGAATAAACTGCGATGATCTTAATTATTCCCAATTAGCAGCCAATATCAATGACCTGCGCATACCTAACCATCTAAACCGCATAAACAGGAGTTGACGAATCAACCGAATCAGTCGCTATAATGCCCCTGCCCCTCGTGCGCGCGGGCAACCTCCCTCTCTCTCCGACACGCCAAGCCCGGTCATTGCGGCCCAATCAGCCGCGACCAAACCTCCCGACCATGACCAATCTCGCCCTCTCGACAGCCCCTTCCTCCGTCGCGCCGCGCCGTAAGAGCATCAATCCAAAGCTCATCAAGGCGCTAACCCTCATGGTCGACGAAGGATTGCCAATAGCCCAAGCTGCACAATCGTCTGGATTGACGACTAAATGTGTACGCGACGCCTTCGATCGTGCTCATGTCCTCGACTACGTCCGCAAACGAAGGCAGATGCTCCTTGCGAGCGTCAACACGCGCAACATTCAGCGCCTGGCGGAGATCAGAGACGCAGCCGACAACATGCCGGCGGTCAACTCAGTGCTCGCGCTCGAGCGCATAGCAGGCGACGCGACCAGCACCCCAGGCGGGTCGCTAAGTCATTCACCTGGCGTGACAATTGTCATCAACTCAGGTCAGTCAGACGAACGTCAGCCTGTCAAGACGACCATCAATCTGACCGCGAACCCTCCGATCCCGGACGATCCCGCCTGAGCGAGGCCGGGGGGGAAAACGCGAGTTTCCGCCGTGCTCCTCCCATCTCTCCGCACATTTTCGGTCAGATTTAGCGGGGGTTGGGAAATTGGTGGGTCCGTCTTTTTTTTTGGACGGGCGTGAAATTGTTCAGGACTTCGCGAGTTCACGGGTTCAGGACTGAGGATACGCGAGGGGCTTCCCGATGAAGGTTATCCCGGTTATTTCGGCGGCGCAGCGTTCCTATGACAGGGCGCTGTCTTGCGATCGGTTCATGCGCGCCCTCCACAATCGCAAGCGGCCGGCGGTGATTTCTTTTCGCAACAAGCAAATCCGTTACACGAGAGGCGTGTCATGAAGCTCATCGCGATTCGGTCGCAGGCGCAGCGCGCGATGCTTGAGCGGGTTGTGTCTGACCCCGCGGAGGCGCGGCGGCGCGGTTTGTCCGCGGAGCAGGCTCGGGATGCGTTGGCGGCGGACGGGGGCGGTCGGTTGCCTGAGCGGCTTGGGCCGGTTAGGCCTGGTCGGCACGGTCCTGCTGGGCGTCGACCCTGAACGTCGCGCCGATGTAGCGGGCGAGCGGGAGGGGGATTTTTGCGATCATGGCGCTGGCGGCTTTGCGGGCGGGGCTCTTGCTGCCAGGAAAGCTCTTGCCGCTTCCATCGAAGCGAAAGCCGGGAACCTTACAGCCGTCCATTTGCAGTTTGGCCATTTGCTGAAATCCGACCGTCAGGCTGTCTTCCCCCGGCGGCATCGGAACTTTCCACGCCTTATGCGCGATCGGCATCAGCGCCGGCACGTCGCCCCACAAGAAAAAACTCCCGAAGTTGAACCGCGCTCGCCCTACCCACGGCTGGGCGCCGCGCACGTTTTCGACGATCATCGGGATGTGTCGCCCGGCTGCCAGGCTCGCCTCGGCTTGGATGCGAAAGCAGGCGTTGAACAGACGATTGAGGCGCACAAGACTTTCACCGGTCGTATCGGCCCGGATCGCCGCGGCCTTGGCCTTGCCGAGCTTCCAAGGCATCGCCATGTAGCTGTATTCCTGACAAGGCGGCGATGCGACGATCAGCGCGGCATCCTTGAATTGCGAGCCGTGGAGCGTCAGAACGTCCTGAATGACCAGCTTGCCGGGATACCGCATATCGCCGTATTCGTGCGCCTCAATGTCATAGCCGACTACCTCATAGCCTTCGGCAATCAGGCCGTCAGACCAGCCGCCGAGGCCGCAGAACAGATCGATCGCCAGAGGTTTCATGTCCGGCTCATTGCGGCGATCCGGTCGCGGACGCGGATCACGGTGCGGGCGGACCACGGCGCGCCGGTCGGGGTCGCGATGCCGATCTGGTTGAGCTTGTTGGCGGCGGTGTGGGATGAGAGGGCTTCGAGGCGGGCGAAGACGGGGGCGAGTTCTTTGGCGCGGTCGTTGGCCTCTTGTTTGCGGCGCTCGCCGACTTCGGTGGTCTGGCCGAGTTTGCGGCCTGATTTGGTGCCGATGATCTTGGCGCGGGCGAGGGCGGCTTTTGTGCGCTGCGAGATGAGGGCGCGCTCCTTTTCGGCGACGGCGGCGTAGATGTGGAGCATGAAGGGATCGACGTTGGGGCCGAGTTCAGCGACGATGAAGGGAATTTTGTGCAGCATCAGGCCAGAGATGAAGTGGACGTCGCGGGACAGGCGGTCGAGCTTAGCGACGACGACCGGACCGGGGATGCGGGATGCGAGGTCGATGGCGGCCTTGAGTTCCGGTCTGAGTTCGAGCGCGTCGGCGCCCTTGCCGGTCTCGACCTCGACGAACTCCTGGACGATGCGCATGTCGTTGTTGGCGGCGAACTGCTCGACGGCGGCGCGCTGGGCGTCCATGCCGAGCCCCGAGAATCCCTGCTTTTGGGTTGAGACGCGGAGGTAGGAGACGATGGGGGTCATTATCGCAGCACCAGAAACAGCCAGATGACGAAGATCGCCGACACGATGAGAAGGGTCATTTTTCCCTCTTGCATTCCGCGATCTGGTGTGTCATGACTCGGATGGATAGTCAAGGGGGATGCGGCGATGCGGTTCGAATGGCCTCACAAGTTTGTGAATGAACTGATGGCCGCTTATGCGCGCTGTTTGCCGCAGCCGGCGGATGTCGAGCGGATGGAAAAGGACATTGAGGCGCACGTCCGTCGCTCCGCCGCGGCCCGCAAGGGCTGGCGGACTCGCAAGGCGATGGCGAAGGCGAGGGAAAGCTCATGATCGAGGCGGAGCCGATGTCGTTTCTCAAAGCCAAGGGCGTGTTTCAGGAGCTACGCGTCGAGCGCGACATTTCCGGCGGCGTGAGGGTGATCCTCGGCGCCGCCGGCTGCGTGTTGTCGCCGGAGGACGCGATCAAGCTCGGCTCGGCGATTCTCAAAGCCGCCGGCTGCAACGTGGACTATCAGGGCGATCCGCTCACCAAGAGGTCATTTAGGCTATGAGCATCACGATCCAGCGTCCGATCAACGACAACCGGCCCGGCGTCGCGGCGGAGTTCGTGCGCATCCCGGAAGCCTTCTTGAAGGTCTATTCGCAGGAGCTGCTCGATTGGGCGGCGGGGCTCGAGACAAAGGGGCAGTTCCTGGAGGTCATGCTGTGGAACCCGCCGGGCGCCACTTCGGTCCTCGCCGCCGGGCATCAGGGCAAGGTCACGCTGCGCTGCGACGTCACGGTCAACCCCGCCAACAAGGCGGTTAGGCTTGTGATCCAGCCCGACGACGAGGCGGACGCGGCGCGCGTCGCCAAGCACTGCGAGGACCTGCCGGGGATCATGCGGGCGCACCGGGCGGCGGCGGAAGTCAACCGCGACAAGCCGCGCGGCGCGGTGTCGGCCGTGTTCAGCCTGCCCGAGTACTTCGTCCAGCGCTACGGCTTTGAGTTGCGCGAGTGGGGCCGCAACCTCAAGAAAATTGGCCTCGTCAAGACGATCGTGCTGCGCGAGGGGACCCTGAGCGACCTGTCGCCCGATCCCGAGATCGGCGCCGTGCTGCTCGGCGTGAAGCTCCAGGCCAAGATCGAGCGGATGGACAACGGCGTCGACCTCCGGCTGATCATCGCGCCGGCGTCCGAAAAGGACGAAATGATCATCGCCAAGCACTGTGAGAAGATGACCCGCGTGGGAATCCCCGCCGTCGCCAACCTCGTCGAACCGCCGCGTCCCGGCATGCCGGTGTTCCCCAACATCATCGGCGCGCCGCCGCCGCCGGCCGACGGAGGCGTGTGATGTCCAGCGGCGACAAACCCTCCGAAGCCGCGCCGGTCAGCGCTATCGTCTCGCTGTTCCAGAAATACCCCGGCCTGCAGAACTTTCACCCCTGGCCGTGCATCGTCTCGCGGCAGTTCCTCGTGCCCTACCTCGCCGGCCGCTCGAGCGACGGGATTGTGACCTACATCGACGAAGGCGTGCCGGCGCGGCTCAAGATGGGCGTCGAGCCCGACAAGTACCTCTGCTGTCACGAGGGGCTTGAATGGTGGATGATGACGCGGCTCGACAAGGCGTATTGGGAAGGGCCGGGCGCCAAGTCGGCGCATTGGTGGGCGACCGGCTTCGAGCACATGAATCTCAAGCTCGACGGCTGGTCGGATCAGGACATTGATGCCTACGAAAAGGAACTGGCAAGCTACGTCTCGGAAACCGAGAGCGAGAGAATTTCGGCTGAAACCGTCCCCCCCGATCTCTACCAAGGCCCCTATGAGCCCGCCGGCGACAGCGACAAGGCCGAAGACGACGATGACGCCAAAATCCTGCCAATCCTCCGCGCCGCCCGCGCGCGCCTGATGCAGGTCCAGGAAGCGAGAATGCCGTGAGTTCCGTCTTCAATTTCATCGGCGGCACCAAGGCGGCAGATTTCATCCTCGCCAATCATCCGGTGGATTATATTGGCGGCCCGATCGGCAGCGGCAAGACTAAGGCTATGTGTCTGCGTGTCGGCCGCCACGCCCAAGAACAGCGGCCAAGCCCCAAAGACGGCGTTAGGTATACGCGCTTCGCGATGGTGCGCAATACGATGCCTGATTTGAAACGTTCTACAATCCGTACTTGGCTGGAGACCTACCCGGAAGACACATACGGTCGCTTTACTTATGGCGCGACGATGGGCCACAAGCTGCGCTATCCCTTCAAGGATGGCCCGGTCCATTGCGAGGTCGACTTTATCTCGCTTGACAAGACCGACGACGTCAAGAAGTTGCGCTCGACCGAGTACACCGGCGTTTGTTTCAACGAACTGCCCTTCATCGAGAAGGAGCTTTTTGACGAGGCCGACTCGCGCCTGCGCTACCCGCCGCAGGAGCATGGTGGCCCGACGTGGCGCGGCGTGCTCGGCGACGGCAACGCGCCAGACGAGGACCACTGGCTCGCTACGATGGCATATGGGCTTGACCCGCCGGTCGGCCTGGCTGAGGCCGATCGCGCGCTGTACGAATGGCCGGACTCGTGGGGCCTGTACATGCAGCCGGCCGCGCTGATCGAGGAATTCGACGCGCGCGGCCAAATCACCGGCTACTACATCAACCCGGAGGCCGAGAACCTCAAGAACCTGCCGGCCGACTATTACGATCGCCAACTGCGCGGCAAGACAAAGGCGTGGATCGATTCGCGCCTGATGAACCGCGTCGCGCTGGTCGCCGAGGGCCAGCCGGTTTGGCCGATGTTCCGGCGCGAGTTTCACGTCTCGCGCGAGGCGCTGCGGCCCATTCCAGGCTACGAGGTTCTAGTATGGCTTGATTTCGGCCGGGTTTATCCCGCCGCGCTGTTCGCGCAAGTGATCGGCGGCAGAATTTATGTTATATACGAAATACTCGGGTTCAATGAACCGGCGAGCGTTTTTGCACCAAAGGTTCAGCGGTTTCTAACGACCAACTTTCCCGGCTACACCGCGCGTTTCACCGGCGACCCAAAGGGTCGGGACAAGGGACAACAGACCGAACAGTCGAGCTACGACATCTTCGCCGCCCACGGTATGCCAGTGATCCCATGCCCGGTGAAGATGAACGACATTGAAACTCGCACTGAGGCGGTAGCCTTTGCCTTCAACGATAACCCGGCCGGGATTAACCGTCTTGTAATTTCTCCCGCCTGTCGATCGTTGGTTGTCGGATGCGCTGGTCGATACTGCTTGGTCCGCGAAGAAACTGGGGTTCTAAAGCCCAAAAAAGACAAGTGGTCGAATTTGTGCGACTGCCTCCAGTATGGAGTGATTTCATGCGGCGACGGCCGGCGCATGATCGGCCTCAGCCCGATCGGCTTGGTCATGCCGGCCAAGATTGGCCGTATGCGCCGGACGATGCGGAGGATCGCCGGCTGATGGATCCGATCGAGCCGGTCGGCGCGGCCGAGCCCGCCGAATGGTTCGTCGTCTTCCACCCCGACGCCTCGTCGCGCTGGCTGTCCGCGCTGGCGATGGGCCACTTCAAGCACGTTTCGGCCTTCACCTATGTCCCGGTCGGCGACTGTTGGCTGTTCCTTGACGCCGAGTGGACTGGCCTGCGCATTGTTCACGCCAGCCACGACGTCGCCCGCCAGCAGATTGCGCGCTACGCCGCGCACTGCGTCATCGTCAAGTTCAAGTGCGCCGCCAC